TTTTTTTCTTCAATTGTCATACTCCTCTGCATTGTCTCCGAAGAAATAAGATCCTTCATTATTCATGTCAAAGGAAGGCACGATCGGGTTCGTTGCCTTTTCGTCCGAGAGCTCGAAGACTCCCCGCCCCTGGAATGACACATCTTCTGGTCTGGCACTTTCCATCATTCTTATGATTTCAGTCCTCATGTCAGACGTTCTACCCTCAGTATTTCCTGTAAATGCTGCCATAATGGTTGCTCTTTCGAAAGGAAGGTTTCTCTGTACTGAGAAAGTGGGTTGAACGCTGACCTGTCCTGCAGATGCCCTCTGTTGGTTGGTGTTCCCTCCGCTTCTGGTTCTTATAGCCCAATATCTACTTCTCAGTTCAAGAGTATTGGAGTCCATTGCTTCCATGTTCTCATTTGAAGCAATTTGAACCCCTCTAGTGGATAGCTGTCCTCTTGGGACCATTCTTGTCCCTCTAATGAAACTTGAGACCCTAAGGTCCTCAAACGCTGCAGAGTGGCATGCCATCCACACTAGTTGGCTCTTATGTGCTGGGTTCTCATTTGGTCTAATGAGACTAAAGACCTGGCTGTTTTGAAGCAGACGGAAAGGATCTATTCCAACCAAGGAGTACCCTTCTCTCTCAAAGTCATATCCACTAGCCACTGCAAGTCCGTACACACAAGCAGGCAAGCAGGATTTATGAGCCACTGATCCTCTCAGGATGAGTGCAGACCTTGCCAGAAAAATGAGATCTTCTATTTCAGCATTCCCAGGATTTCTGCTCTCTCGCACTTGATCCATCATTGCCCTTTGTGCTGCTGTTTGGAATTTCCCTTTGAGGATGTTGCACATTCTCTCATATGCAATTCTTGTCCTTCTTCCATTTTCGCCTCTCCAGAAATTCCGGTCGTTGATCCCTCGTTTTATCATCCGAATCAGTTCCATCACCATTGTCCCTATCCCCTTCACTGCTGCACCTGCAGCTCCAGATCTCCTCGGGAGAGTTGATCCTTGCATCAGAGAGCACATCCGGGGATCCATTCCAGTACGCACGAGAGCTCTCGTTCTCTGATAGGTAGCATCATTCAGGTTGGAATGCCATATCATCAGATGGGTAAGACCAGCAGTTGCATCCTCTCCATTGTTCGCTTGTCGCCAAATTCTCCTGATTTCCTCTTTGTCATACAGGATCAGCTCTCTCACCCATTTTCCGTCTCTTCTCCTGTAAATTGGACCTCCAGTTTTCTTAGGGTCCTTTCCTGCACTGGGGTGCTCTTCCAGGTATCTGTTCCTTCTTTCATCAAATGCAGAGAGTACCATTCTCTCTATTGTTATACTGTTCTGAATCAGCCTCCCTTCATTGTCACTGAGTTTGAGTTCTGTACACATCTGTATGTAGAATCTCCCAATGCCGCTAACCATTCTTCCAACAGATGCCCTGATCTCAGTAGCATTCTGGCGTTCCCCACCAGTTTCCATCTGTTCATAGGATCGTTTGGTGCCTTGAGACGCCAT